ACCAACACCCAATCACTCCACCGCCTGAACTGGTGCAGCAGTGGATCAACGAGGAAGATGGCCTCACTGCGGGGCACATCGCCACTCAAGCCGCCCGCTGGGGCGCCGACCAGGAGCTGGAGGCGTGTTGTGAGTGGTTTGTCCGTGACTGGACTGACATCGAAACAGCAGACAACCTCCGCGCCGCCCGCCGCCCCAAGCCGCCGAGCTTGAAGGAGCAGGCCAAGTTTGCCGCCGCAGTGCTGCGTTCACCTGATGAAACCTGCTCTATTGCTGAGCTTCAACAGCACTGGCACATCATCTGCAACGCACTGGAGCAACTTGATGACTGACTACAAGTTCGTGCCACTAGACAGCCTTGAAAACCGCCTCGGTGATGCCCTTGGCCTTGCCATCGGCATGATCCGCAACCCAGAAACTATCGACAATAAAACCATGGCTCAGATCGAAGCACCTTTCAAAGAATGGTGCGATGCACTCGTTGACGGAGGGTCACTTGATGACTGACCATATCCGCGCCAAACTGGAGGCGCTCATCACTGATTCCAGCATGTTCAATGCTGGGCAACAAGATGAACGTTTGCGGCTCTGCCGACTGATTGACATCCGGCTCGAACAGCTTCACCAGCTGGCCAGCCATCCGCACATCTCGGCACGCCGGGAAGAACTGCTCAACATACGCCAAGCACTACGGGAGCACCAATGAACCGAGTTCAACAGGATCAGCAACGCGCCGACATGATGGACGCGCTCTATGCCGCCAGCGGCCGCACCTGCAACACGTACACGGGGCTGTGGGAGGAGTTCTGCCTTGATGTGGCGGCCAACTTCCGAGACACCAGCTACGCCGAACTGCACGCCGCCTGCGTTACCGCGATCGGCGAGACCGAGAGCATCTTGGCTGAGAAGCACGCGCAGCAGTGCATCGCCGTCTGCCGCCGGCAGCTGCTTGGTGATCGGTGGGCATGATGGCCAACGCCAACGACCGCCGACCCAATGGCAAGGGGCGCAATTTTACGGTGAATGTTCGCATGAGCCGCGAGGAGATCGAGGCCGCCAGGCGCCTTGGGGATGGCAACATCTCGATGGGTTTGCGGTGGGCTGTGCGTTATGCCACCGGCCGGCACATGCAACCGATCAAACTGAGCACGATGCTCCGGTCTGCTGCGGTGCTTGCTTCTGAGTTGGAGGTGGCCAACCATGGCTGATCCGGTTAACCCGGAGCACTACAGGCAGGGTGGGATCGAGTGCATTGACGCGATCGAAGCAGCACTAACGCCGGAGGAGTTCCGCGGATACTGCAAGGGCAACGCCATGAAATACATCTGGCGCATGAACCACCACGCTAAGGGCGGCCGGGAATCGCTTGCCAAGGCCCGGTGGTATGTGGACCGGCTGCTTGGCAAACTGGAGCCATGATGCAACTGCTCGATCTGAATCTGCTGGAGCGGTTGGCTCTATGGGTGTTGGCTCGCAGCCCACGGACCAGCTTGGTGGTCGTCAAAGAGATGGGATCGCCGGCGATGTTTGTGGTAGTTGATCCGGCAGATGAGATGCTGGATTCGCTTGAGCCCACCAGCATGTTGCTGGAGCGGTTGTATCACGCTCCGAGTCACGGTGAACTCGAATGATCAGCTTGTACGGTGGCCGGTTGCTTCTCTTCTGCGATCGTGCCGACCGTACCTGGCACTGTCGGGTGAACCTTGGCCCAAAGGCTGAGCACCAGCTGGAGGCCGACACGGGCGCCATACGGCTGCAGGATGCACTGATCCGGGCGCAGTCGATCTATTCGGCAGCACTGACCAGGATCCGCCCAGCTGAAGCGCCGCGGATGTGCTGGGACTGTGTGCAATGGGAGGCAACGCGCAAACGCTGCAACCTTGAGTTTCCAGAGGCGCGCCAGAGCGGCGGCCGGTTTGCGGCAAGATGTGAACTATTCGTGCATGATCGGCCATGAGTGAGCCGGTACTGGTAAGCCGCTTGGATCGCGATGGCGGATGGATTGAGACGCTCGAACCAGTCAATGGCGGTGAGCTTTATTACCGCAGCTGCGCTGGTGGGATGTGCCGCTACTCGAGCGACCTATGGCAGGCCGAGCTGTATCTGGACCACCTGCTGGCGCGTTAGATCTCGCCAGCCAGCCACTGAGCGATAGCCCATTCGCCCGTCGCCGACCAGAAGTGCTGGGCGCGATACCAGTCGATCCAGTCTTTGTGGCCCTTCTGGCTGTTGCACATCAGGCAGCAGCTGATCAGGTTCTCGCGGACCGTGAGCCCGCCGTGGACCTTGGGCACCACATGGTCGAGTGTTGGGCTGCGGCCAAGCTGATCGTCGCAATAGGCGCAGCGGTAGTTCCAAGCCAGGTGGATCTGATCGCGGGCTGATCGTCGGGTGACCAGCCGGGTCTCGTCAATGTGATGCTGTTCCACTGAGATCCTCTGGGAGTGTGAACAGCTCGACGGCAAGGTCGAGGATGTCGGTCTCGTTGCGGATGAACTCAGAGATTTGGCTGTAAATGTCAGCGGGCAGCTGGTCTGGATCGGTGTCGCTGCGGACGACCACCTTGGCGGTGATCTCGACGATGTGAGCCCGCATGGGCGCTGGCCCAACTTGGCCAACGGTAACGGACGCGACCGGATCGCCTTGGGTGTGACGGATTGTGAACGGGCCATCTGATCGCGGTGGAGTGCGCTGTCTGCGGTGTATAGTTCACACATCAACCGCACCGGACCGATGATCAGCACCTACCAGCGCGAAACTCTCACCGCCCTCTACGCTTCCCTCGACTACCTGACCTGCAACGATCTGCCCGGCCAGGCTGAGATCCAAGCCGCAATCCAAGCCATCGAGGCATCCGCCGCCTGACCCAAGCCGGGGGGCTCGGCCCCCTTCCAACCCATGCCCAAGCTCGACCCTGAATATGACGACATCCCCGAGGATCTGCCCGAGGATGACGACGACCGTGACCACCCCAGCCTCACCGCTGCCGAACGCAACCCCAACCTGAAATGACCTACATCTTGGACCTTGGCCCCTGGCACGTTGGCCCCTTCACCACTCACCTTGCTGCGCAGCATTGGGCCGAGATCCACGGCGTCGATGACTACCGCATGATCCCAATGGATGATCCGGCCGAAGCGCCGGCGCGCATCTATCGGATGCGCGAATTAGCCTCGGCTGGCAGTCACACCTAGGTCCCCGTTATACCTTCCAGTTTCGCGGTAGGTGCGCTCAGGCGTGCCGCTGATCAAGTGGAATACCATCTGCCCGATCTTCATGCCAGGCCATAGCGCGATGTTGTGGAAGCGGCGGCTGTTGTGCAGCTCCAGCGTCAACCGGCTGCCATGCCAGCCTGGATCGCAATAGCCAGCGAGCAGGTGCTCCAAGCCTTCGCGGGCACGGCTCGACTTAAGTACGAAGACCGCCGCGATATGGTCGGGAAGGTTGAAGATCTCCTGAGTCTCGGCTAGGCAGAACTCACCCGGCGCGAGCCAGTATGGATCCGCCTGCGTGTGGTGGCCAATGCCAAGGATCTGCAACTCGGGGCGATCTTCAACCTCGATCATCAACCGATCGCCAAGCAACACATCAAGGCTGGCGGGGTTTTGCAGGTCGGGGTTGTATGGCAGCACCATCGCCGCCTGCTGACAAAGGCGGGCGATCTCGTGGTCTGGAATGATCATGCAGGCTCAGTAATCCCACCGAACCCTAGGACTGCCCTGGCGAATGCCGAGATGAACGAAGCCCTTCGGTGCGCCGTAGCCCAGGCTGTATGGCCAGGCTTTGTCACACCAGGCTTGCACCGCGTTGATTTCGGCGCCGATGATGTTGAAGTCCACCGCACCGACGCCGATTGCGTTGTAGAGGTGCTCGCTGCTTGAGGCGCCACCCACCTGTCGGTTGATTGCTGCTGGTCTGTAGCCCGATGTGATCGTGATCGGTTTGCCGCCGAACTGCGTGCGGACTTTCTCGAGGAACTGCGCCAGCTTCACCGCGGTGTCGCACTGGTGCTGATGATCAAAGCGCCGCGCCTCCTGACCAAGCGCGAACTCACCATAGGTGATGTGTGGCGTGATCTTGAAGGTGAAAGGCGACTCAGGCGTGAACAAAGCAGAGACCGGGCTGGCTGCCTGCTTGGCATAGCCCCAGATGTCACCCTCGGCAATGCGACGACGCTTGAGTCCTGCTTCCACGTTGCTGCCAGGGTTGCGGTAGAGCAGCAGGGCATCGGGCACCGCAGCCCAGTCCTTCTCGCGTAGCCGCTTGCTGATCGTCTCGAAGCCGGTGGTGCCGTAGAAACCGCTGCCGAGGTTGTAAGCAAAGGAGATCAGCGCGCACTTCTGATGGTCTGCCATCTGCACCCAGTAGGGCACGGTGGCGCGCAACTTTTCGGCGATGCGGTCCACCTCCCGGCGAAGCAGCAGATCGGCCTCGATGGCGTTGATCTTGTCGCCACGGCTGACGCGCCGGCCATCCTGATAGCGTGTCGTCCCGTAGCCAATCGTCCAAGGATCGCCGCCACTCAGCGGGTCTGGATATGCTTCGAGGTGGCAGCCTTCAAAGTCCTTGATCAGCTTCAGGGCCGCAGCCAGATCGGCCTGCTTGCCATCCTGGCTCCAGGTGTTGAACCATGCCCGATCGCGCCGCATCGCTGCTGCGTAACCGTTGACGGCCAGGTCCTGCTCCAGGATCTGGATCGCTGAAGCTTGATGCGGAAGCCCGCGATAAAAGCGAAACAGCTGCTCAAGCGTGACCGGCGCCGGGTTGGCCATTGCTCAACGCTTGGCGAGGGGGGACACGATGCCGGCAAGGATCTCGATGGCGCGATAAAGCTTCACCACCATGCGGGACAGACCACCCAGCGCTTCGTTGTCTTTTGGTGTGGGGGTGATGTTGACGATCACCAGCGCCAGCCCATGGATGGCCACCACAAGGGCGATGTAGTCAGCGATGCGGTCCATGTCAGCTGTACGGTCTTGCTTCGAGTTTAGTCACCCGCTGCTCAACCCCATTCAGCCGTGAGAAGGTCTCCTTCCGATCGGCACGGATGTCGGTGTGCATGACCTCGAGCTGCGTGGCGATGTGCTCCACTGCAGCGGTCAGACGGATGACGGCATCGCGAGCTTCGTCGTTGCGCTTGGTAAAGCCCATGGCTCCCATCGCAGCAACGCTGATGGATGCTCCAGCAATAGCAGCGATGACCTCGATCATGGACCTATTCTACCGACCTTGCCCCCGCAGAGGCTTCTTACCGCGACGGCGTGGCCGACTGCGCGCGCCGTAGCCGATGCTGGTTGTCTTCGGCGGGCCGGCTTTATGGTCTAGCCGGCCGACACCAGTCTTGGCTTTTACTGCCACGGCACCCCAGCAGCCTTGGTGGGCTGACGCTGCTCATCAATCTGACTTTGCAGTGCGGCCTCCACATTGGCAATGGCTTCATCGCCGAGCTTTTCTTGAACCCATTCGATCACCTGTTCTTCGGTCAGATCGGCAAAGGCAATCAACCTGCCTTCAGGGCGCTCCAGGCCGATGCTGCCATAGGCTCCAGCGCTATAGGTGTCGTCCTTGGCGTCCACGGTGTAGTGGGCGGTGAAGACATAGCCGTCGCTGGTTTCGCGCTCAAGGTTGGCGATGTGCCAGTTGGTGGTGGTCATGGTCGTTGGTTGGTGGTGTGAGTATAAGGGTGATCAGTAGTGAAGGTGACTACGGGGTCTCAAGAGCAGCTATTCGAGCTTCCAGCGAGGCGATTATTTCCTGCTGCTGTTGCACTGCTTTGATCAACACAGGACAAAGTTGTGACTGATCCAGTGTCCAAGTGCTCTGGCTTTCGTGATCAATGGACCCATCAGCCTCTTTGCGAGGAGCATTAACAACAAAAGGAAGAACCCCTACAAGTTCCTGAGCAATCAAGCCGGTCCATTTGCCGCGAGCGTTGCGATTGTTAGAGCTGGTGTCTGTTGGATCGTTCCAGGTAAAATCTTTGACTCTGATTTGACTAATTGCGTCAAGTGCATCAAGGCTTGTATCCTCAATGTTTTCCTTAAGACGAGCATCAGAGCTTACTTGGATTGCGGCATTGCCAATATAAAGCGTTGTACTATTTGCTCCGTTAGATGACGTACCTATTCCTGAACCAGATGCGCCACTATTGCCGATGTATGTTCTTCCAAGAGTCCAAGAATCTCCAGCTACCTTGACGACACCATCTGCCTGAATCCTCATCCGCTCCGTCGGGCTGCTTGCTCCGTCTGCGGTAGTGGAGAAC